ACTCACCCTGCGACTGGTGGAGGCGCTTATGGATCGAGGAGTAGAAGCGTTGCGACGTCTCAAGGAGGGCCAGCGTCGTAGCGACAGGGCCGTAGTTGGAGGCACCGGCCACCACTTCGTCGGCAGCATCGGCGAACTTCTGGCCGCTGTCCACCATGAACTTGAGCAGCGTGAACAGAACTTGAGAGGGTTCCTTGGAAGGCAGCGGCACGAACGCCTTCGACAGTTCCTCGGGCGACAAGTTCACGTCGCGCCATTCGCCAAAGCCCAGAGGGGTGTCGGAGTCGGAGAACTTGGCGTCCTGCGACTTAAAGCCGGCCTGCCAGTTGGCGAACTGACCTGCGTCCACCAGCGAGCGCAGGGCCACGGTAGCGGAAGCGGCAAGGTCACCGATCAGGTGGACGTAGCCAAGGGCGTAGAAGCCGAAGGCCGGGATGAACTGGTCGACGGTATACCAGATGCGCTTCTGAAGGGCGGCATCGCCTTCACGCCAGTTGCGCTTGATGGAGTAGACGTTGCCAGTTTTGATATTGAAGTGGACGATGTAGGGAGCAGAGCCGCCGTCGGGCAGGAAGGGATCGACGCCTTCGAGGTCGAGATAGCAGTGCGCCTCGCCGACCGTAAAGCCCTTGCGCTCCAGCGACAAATCAAAGCCTTGGGCCCTAGAGACGGCCTCGGTGATCTCATTGGGCTCAAGGGTTTCTTCGGAGTCGTTCTCGTCCGGCTTGATGAAGGTCCCGCTGTCCACGAGGTTCTTCATCTTGCGAGGCGAGAGTTCCATCACCTCGGTATACTCTTCGGCGTCCTTGAGATGGGTTGCGGCCGGGTCAATGTAGAAGTTTTCGGCATGGACGACAGTCGGGTCAGGCGTGCCAGTGAGGGCATTCCAGCCAGCCTTGCGGATGCCGACGCCCATGAAACCGACGCGGAACAGGTTGCGCTCCAGATCGGAGTAGAAGCCGGCCACCTGGTCCACGAGTTGGTGGTTCATGTAGGACTTGACGCGGGCAGCAGCCTGTTCGCGGGTCGGGTCGGTGTAGCCAAGGATGCGGGTACGGACAGGGCCGCGCGCGGGCCAGAGTTCTTGGATGGCCTTGGCTTGGAACTTGACTACGTTCTCGATGAGAAGGGGATGGACAGCCGTGCAGGCCCCGTCGACCTCGGTATTGCCCTCGCCATCGGTGTTCAGGCCAAGGAACTGGATGCCCTTCTTGATCTTCTCTTCCCACTGTTGACGGGAGTTCTTGAAGGAGGTATGGACGTCCTGACGCTGGGAGCCGATGTCGTCGACGACGGCCTGATCCAGCATGGGAACAAGGTTGGCCCCGAAGGACATGTCGACCTCGATCACTTCCTCTTCGGGAATGACAAGGAAGGTTTCCTCCGAGAACTCAAATTCGAGTTCGGGGCTGTCGTCGGCATACATCGGATTATCGGACATTGGTCACTTGGCTCCAGTAGCTACGGAAGGGGCGCCGCTTAGAAGGTCCTTCGGGGCGGCTGACAGTTTCTTGTGTCAGTTCATAGCGGCGACGCAAGTAAAGAAGGGCCATGACCATGGCATCGACCGAGTCGTCATGGGCGCCCTTCGGGAACTCCAAAGCTTCTTGCAGCAATTCGGCGGCATACTTCTTCTTGAGAGGTATCCACACGCGCTGCCGCTCGATAATGCCAGTTACAGCATGAGCGCGGGCTAGCTTATCACGATCAGGCTGGAAAGGCAATACCGGCAACTTGTTAAGCTTGAGGTCCTGAATGAGGGATTGGCCGGAAGCCTTGTTCTCGATTACCATTTTGTCTGGCTTGAAGGTATCATATTGCTCTTTAGCAATGTTACGGAGTTGGGGGAATGTCCACCGGCCCCGCACTTGGTTCAGGAGGATAGCGTTGGGCTCCTGATATTCGTAGCCCTTCTCATCGGTGTAGGTGAGGTGGAAGATACCCCAAGTCTGGATGACGGAGTAGTCAGCGGTGGCCTTAGTGCTGAAGGCGGTGTCGAGGGTCTGGATGATCTCGTCGCACTCGGGCGGATCGTCTTCATCCCAGTCCTGAAAGTCATCCTTTGTAAAGACGTTGCCGTCATCCCCGACCGGAGTCTGCATGTAGAGGGCGCCCCAGTCGGAGCGGGCAAGACTCTCACGGGTAGCCGTCAGGTCTTCCATGGTGATGAACTCGGGCCAATAGGAAGTGCCCTCTTCCAGCATGAGGTAGTCGGCGGATGGCTGGTCAAGGAGTGCCGGAATAGAGATGACTTCCCACTGATCGACCTTGCCGTTGCGGGCAGCCTTGTCTAGGAGGAAGCCTGACAAGTCGCGGACATGCCAGCGGGTGTTGACGAGGATGATCCGGGAGTCGGGCAGCTTACGGGAGCGGAAGCCGGGGCCATACCAGTTGTTGACGCGCTCGCGCTCGGTGTCGGACTTGGCGGTCTGTTCCGAGAGGGGGTCATCAAGGATGCCCAGATTGAAGCGGTAACCGGCGATGGACTTGCCTGCGCCTGCCGGGAGGAAAGAGCCACCTGCCGTTAGCTTCCAGCCGGTGACGCCCGACATATCGTCGCGGATCTGGACACCCGGAAAGATTTCGAGGTATTCGGTGGAGCGGACCAGGTCCCGGATGCGGCCCGAACATTCGACCGCCTTGTCCGTAGTATGCGAGATCCACATGACGCGCCAGGTCGGGTTGCGCCCGAAAGACCACGCGGCGAACAGCATGAGGAGGACGGACTTCATGGAGCCTGGCGGCAATGCCAGCATGAGGCGAGGGATGGAACCTTCCTCTACGTCCGCCAGAGTAGCGGCGATGGCTTGGATGTGCCGCCCGTCGCGGTAGTCGTTGCCGTCGAGCATAAGGTGAGCTAGCAGTTTCACGAAGACGTAGAAGTCGTCACGCGCTTCGATGATGGCCTTCTGATGAAGGACGTCTGCTAGCTCTGCCTTGAGTTGAAGGAGAGCGTCCGGGTTAGTTAATGCGGAGTTTACGCTCAAGGTCCGGCTCTGCCTCACGCAGGATAGCGGTCAGTTCGCCAATCCGCGTATCAAGTTCTTCCTTGGAGTGGATGGTCTTGTGAATAATTTCCTTCTTATCCACAAACATGCCTAAATATTTGGCAAGGTTTTCCATGGCGCGGTTGGCATTGGTGAAGTCGCCGGTCTGCATGGCAGCGGTGGCGATGTCGTTGAACCACTTGACGACGTCTTCGATATTGATTTTCATGCGGGCTTTCTCCTCAATTTCGAATGCGGTTACTAGGTCGTGGAAGTGCGGGATAGCTAGGTTCTTGTTGGCGATGCGAAGCAGGATGTTGTAGTTGCCGCTGTCATAGCCGGCGAGACGGGCCGCACCGCACTTGTTGGTTCGACCGTTGATAGCGTACTGGCGGGCGAACTCGACTTGCTTGGGCGTCAGGGTCTTGAAGCGTTCGACTTTATCCCAGTGTGCCTGCCATGTTTCGCGGAGGTGATCTTTGATGGAACGGATCGCCTCGACGTGCTGTTTGGTGACGACGCGCTTGGGCTGGTGAATGTTGAGTTCACGCAGTTCGCGGCGGTACTTACGCTGACGCATGCCTTGGGAGGGACGGTTAGGCTTGCGCTCCCGATCCGCCTTCTCCTTCCGCTTCAAATGGTCAGGCTTAGGCTTGGTCGATACTTTGGGAACGTAGGGCTCGTCTTCGCTCATGCGGCTGCCGTATCCTCTTCGTCAACACGAACAATGGAAATGCGGGACCGACCCTTCTGCGAGTTGCTACCTGAACGTCCCGCGCTGTAGAAGCGGAGGCCATGCCGTTCCAGAGCAGGCCGGATACGGCGCAGTTCTGCGGCAAAGCTATGGGAGGTCTGAGGCAGCTTTTCGCGAGGACCGATGTTCATTTCCAGTTGGCCGATAAGATCCGAGTAGGTCCCGGAGAACTCCTTTTGCTTTTCCATCATACGCAGCATAGCGGAGGCCATGCCATGAAATTCGAGCATGTGGCTCTCGGCAGCCGACCGGTTCCGCTTGTAGACTTCCATGAGGCGACCTTCCGGCCACCCAAAGGACTTCTCAGCGGCGACGGCCCACACGGCAAAGGCAGACATGCGCGGCTTTTCAGCAAGCACTACATTACCATAGTTCTGCGTAGCAATCAACGCAGCATTCATAAGGGAGCCCAGCAGCTTGGCGTGGTTGGCGTGGAAGGCATCCCAGAACTCGCTGTCATCGCGGCGGAACTTAGGGTCGATGCGAGGCAAGTGAACGTGAATGGAGCGGTCAACGAGGTCGCCACGCTCGACGACGTCCGGGATACCGTTCATAGCCACGGGGCGGCAGACGCGGACTGCGGACTCTTCGGCATTGGTGTAGAGGGCACGACCACCTTGGGCTCCCGTACCAGTGCTGATAACGCAGAGGGCGTCCGACATCTTGTTGGTGATGTGCGAGACGTTGTCGTAAGCGAGAACGAAGGAGTTACGGACCATGGCTTGCAGGTCACGCTGGTCCTCGGGCGGGGTACGCATGTCGAGGGCGTGTGGGTCAATGATGCGGCGCATCAGACGCAGGATGGTGGACTTACCGGAGCCCTGCTCGCCGGAAATGGTGAGGACCGGATAGGGACCTTCGGGACGCAGGCAACCCAAAATCCATGCTACGAGGAGCATGAGGGTGTCGTCATCGGCAGCCACGAACTGCTTGAGGAGGATAGGGAACTCAGAGGCCGGAACCGAGAGGTCGGGTTCGATGAGAGGCAACATGCCAGCGCCGCGAAGCATACGGATGTGGGTGGGGCCGCCCGGCACGCGAGTAATGCCGTTGGCGCTGATGTGCCATGCGTCGTTTGCGTCGTTGCCGATGTCCAAGTACGAGTCGCCTAGCTTGCCGCCGACACGGATGTAGTCCTTGACCTTCTGGCCCTTGGAGCGTACCCAATGCGAGAAGTAGGTCTGGGCCGCAGCGAATAGGTCGCCATTAGGCAGGTGACCAGCGGTGTCCACGCAGAAGGCGGAGAACCAGCCACGGAAGTCGCAGTGACCGGCAGGCGTGACGGACAGGGTGCGGCGGATGCCTGCCTCGGTATAGTCGAGAAACAAGCGGCCATCTTCGGTGGTCCACGGAGTGAGGTGCAGCTTCGCGTCATTGAGAAGTTGGACGCGGTTGATCTTGTCGGACATGGTTGCTCCTTAGCTAGGAGCCCATCCTATGCGAGGTGAGGAAGGAGTGCAAGTAGATTCTCACCTTCCTCACCGGCTACTCGGTGACGCGGAAATTGGTGTTGGTCAGGATAGCCAAGATAGAGACCAGCACCGCATTAATGGAAGTGATAGCCGCCGAGTTGGTAGCGCCCGTCGCGGAAGCTGCACTGACTCGGATTTCAAGGGCCGACACTACGTTGTTGGTGGAAGTCAAGGCTGCCGACACTGCATTGACTTGAATTTGCAGAGTGGATACAGAGGCCGAAACGGCGGCAACCCGTATGTCAAGGGCCGAAACAAGCGCAGAAACCGCATTGACCTGGGATTGGATAGCGGATGCTTGGGCAGATACCGTGCTAACCCGAATCTCAAGGGCCGACACGACATTGTTGGTAGATGTTAGGGCGGCCGAGACATTGTTGACTTGAACTTGGAGCGCAGATACTGACGCAGACACCGCCGCCACCCGGATGTCTAGAGCCGACACCAGCGTCGAGACGTTGGCCGCAACAGTTCCGACCGATACCACTGCCGCCGATACACTGCTAACACGCACTTCGAGCGCGGATACAGTATTATTGACAGAGACAATTGCTGCCGTATTAACAACACCGGTAGCCGAAGCTGCACTGACCCTCACTTCCAGCGCAGAGACGCCATTGTTAACGGAAGTGATGGCCGCCGCATTAAGAGACGCAAGAACCGAAACTGCGTTGACTTGGACTTGAAGCGCCGAGACAGAGGCCGACACAGCCGCCACGCGAATGTCAAGGACTGAGACTACGTTATTGACAGAGGTGATTGCTGCGGCATTGACAACGGCTGCGGCCGAGACCGCGCTGACGCGGACTTCTAGGACCGAGACAACATTGTTGACAGATGTGATGGCTGCTGCATTGGCAACGCCGGTCGCAGAGGCCGCGCTTACACGGATTTCGAGGGCGGAAACGACGTTGTTGACGGAAGTGATTGCGGCAGCGTTGACGGAGGTGGCCGCCGAGACAGCGTTGAGTTGGACTTGCAGGGCGCTGACGGAAGCCGAGACGTTGGCTACACGGATTTCAAGAGTCGAGACGCGAGACTCAAGAGCGACCAGGGCGGAGACGTCGATGGCTGCAAGCGTGGAGTTGATGGCGGAGATGGAGGCTTGGACCTGCACCACCGCAGAAGAAAGCGCCGAGACGACGGCATTGGTGCTGACGACGGCAGCAGAGACGGCAGCGATCTGAGCCGCATTGGCAGAGACCGCCGCCGAAACCGTGTCTAGGCGCAACGAGACCGCAGCAATATCGTTACTGACGGCACTGGTTGCGAAGATGGCCACCTGCGATATGGTGGTCTGGAGTGTGCCACTGTTCTGCACAATAGGCAGAAGCTCGACGCCGGTAAGCGGACCAGCCGTCGTAAGTTGCGAAATCTTTTTCGGATCAGCCATTTAGGTGACGTGGACGATCAGGGCGCCCACGGAAGCGGAGGCGCGACGACCGGCGGATTGGCGATAGCGGCAAGCTGCGCGGCCACGTTGTCCGTCAGCGCTTGCACCTGCTCGGGGCCGAGAGCGGCCTGCACCCAGCCGACTACCTGCGCCTGCGTCAGATCCTCGTAGGGCGTGAACCCCGCCTTCGCGTCGTAGGTGAGGCCAACAGTGCCGTAGGCGGTAGCGGTGTAGTCGCCGTCCGTGCCGTTGAGGCGCCAGTGAACCGTGAACACGACGTCCGTCTGCCCGTCGCGCAGCGGGTAGCAGTCAAGCTGCTCGATCACCCAGGTGTAGGTAGGCATTAGCGGTTCTCCAGGTTGGCGATGCGGGCCTCTGCGGCTTCCAGCTTCGCGGTGAGTTCTTGAACGGCCTTGGTCAGCACGGCGACAATTTGCAGCGGATCGATGCCCTGGAAGGCAGGAGTGCTCTCGTCGTACATCTCATCCTTGACGCCCGTGATGGCGGTCGGGATTGCGGCCTGCACCTCATGGGCGACAAAGCCAACAGCAGCCCGGTCCTTGTCCCTCCACTTGAAGGTGACAGGATTAAGTTGCATCACCGCAGAAAGACCGCCACTGAACGGCGCGATATTTTCCTTGAGGCGGTAGTCCGAGATGCTGATGCAAGAATTGGCTGCAATATCTATGAAGGCAGTGTCATCGTTGTTCCTACACTCAAAGCGATTGCTCGGCCCGTAAAACTTGAAGATACCGGCGGCAGAAGACGTGGGAGCGTGGAAGCCGATACCCGGCTGATTGCCGCTCGTGTGTTCAATAGTTATCGTCCTCTCGGACCAAGTAGCGCCGCTGGTACCCGCGACAACTAGTCGGCTCTCGGCGGCACCAATAAAGCCGGCCGTCCCAATCCTAAAATGCCCGACCGCGTTAATGCGAGCGCGTTCGACAGCGTTGGAGTAAAACTCAACTTGCCCGTCAGCGGAGGAAAACATGCCCCCGTCTGTGTCGCCATTACCGCCGCCAAAGGAATACCCGTTGTTGTTTACTCCTCCAGCCCCAGGCGCACCCCCTCTGGCACGAATGCCGCCGTTAACCCCGAGGCTTGTATCTGGCGACGTTGTGCCAATGCCGACGTCGCCAGCAGCGGTAATCCGCATGCGCTCGGAGCCAGCGGTGTAAAGTGCGACAACGCCGCCGGTTCCAGCAAGCTGACCAATCTGATGAAGACTGTTGTTCCTAGTAGTGAACCATCGAGTAACATCAGCGCTACTAACATCCAAAATGACACCAATTGTGGTGGTATCTGGATTGTATAGTGTTATCTCGCCGCCTTCGCTGGCCTGTCCGCCACGGACAATTATATTGCCAGCCACATCTAGACGCGCCCCAGGAGACGACGTACCGATGCCTACGTTGCCCGACGCATCAAGGCGCATGCTCTCAACGCCGCCTTCGGTGAAGGCGATTGTGTCGGCAGCGGGGAAGAAGATGCCGGTGTTGGTGTCTCCCGTCGGGAAGAGGGCAGGGGAGGCAGTAGAACCGGCTGGCAGCACAAGGACGTTGGTCGCGGAGGAGCGCACATATGCAGCCACCACCGAGACTTCCGCGCTGCGAGACGCACCGTTCTGGTTGATTTCGAATTGATTGGTAGCCGAGACGGCGGTGGCCGTCGTAAGCTGGGAAATCTTAATAAAGGGCATAGAAGGGGCCTCCGTCTAGCGAAAGAGTATAGCATACATCGTGAGGACAATCAAGCCGTTCCAAGCATAACGGGCCTTTTGGATCAGATAGTTACTCATCGGAATCGGCCTCCGGAATTTCTTCGTCGCCGAAGACCGCGTCGAAGGCGGTGTCGACCATGCCCTTGATCAGACTCCTAGAGAACGGTATGGACGTCATACCAAAAGAAGTGTCATCTTCCCACGCAATCAGAATAGCGCGCGGTGATTTGGCCAGCACCTTCGAGATGGCCTCCAAAACCCGCCGATCAATGTCAGCGGATTCTGCAAACTCCTGAATTGCCGCGTCGCGTTCGGCAGCCACGGCGCGCCTTACTCCTCAAGTTCGTCCAAGAACCCTTCGAGCGGGTCGGCCTCGTCATCTTCCTCGTCTTCGGCCTCGGCAGCCTCCATGATCTCTTCGATCAGATCCTTGGCAGCAGCCGCCGCATCAGCGAGGTTAGTGATTTCGAACTCTTCGAGGTAGTCAGGCTCGTCATCGTCGGAGGCGACCGTGAAAATCCAGACGCCGTCGTCGTATTGCACCGTGAACTGCATGCCAAGGTCCTAAAAAGAAGGGGCTGATAGGAATACTACCCTACCAACCCCCATAAGTCAACTGTCTTTAGTTCTATCCATCAGCTTCCGATAAACTCCCTCCCGTTCCACTTCTGAGTATGATAGCCACGCAGTGATTTCTTCAACTGTACGGCCACAACCAAGACAAAAACTACCAGTAACGGAATCAGAAAGCTTACATATTCCACGGCACGGGCTCCTTACCTTAGCGGATAGGACAGGCCCCGGTCGCACACTCGCTTCCGGTGTCAATTTCGAACTCCTGCTCGTCAATTTCGTCCTTCGGAGCCCCTTCCAGAGGCTTCAGCGTACTCGCATAGGCCGTAAACGTCTCTTCTTCCACAACTTCTTGGGGCAAATACGGATAACCAAGGTCCTTAGCCGTCTTGGTAGGGTCAGTCCGATACAGAAAGCTGACACCGACGTAGTTATTCCAGTTATCAGCGAGCCAATTGACGATTTCCGGCGCTTCTTCCGGGCTGTAGCTAATGGTAACCGAGCAGTTATGGTCCACATAGTAGTCCATCAACAGCTTGTAGCGGTCAAGCTGGGCCTGAGCGGGCTCCAGATTGACATGCTTGCCGTCGACAACGTCGAACTGGACGTTCTCATAGGCCACCGGGAACGTCACCAGCACCGCATCCGGGCTGGACGGGTCCTGAAAGACGCGGTAGTTCGCCGCAATCAGCTTCTCGACGTAGGGATCATGTTTGCTGAAGCGCACATTGTTGAAGATGTACTTGCCCAGCGGCTTATGCACACCTTCGGTGGTGTCCATAATCTTGCTCAGAGTGCCCGACGGCTTGACCGTGGTGACTGCCTTGGGACGCGGCAGGCCCAGTTCGTCGGCCATGCTATACGCTGCATCCTTAACAACCGACTTCAGGAGCGCCCACGACATGGGATTGTCAGCAAAGTCCCACTCGGCCACGCCCGTAACACCCACGCCGCACAGGCGCAAGAACTCATTGTTCTCATGCCACGCCCGCTGAAGCACCCCATCAACCAGATTGACACAGGTTTGGCGGTAGTTGGCGCGAGCCAGCAGTTCCGCAGTCCTGAACAGGCGGTCCAGATTGCGGTCGTTGAAGCGGCTCAGATTGATTTCCACAAGGTTACAGAAGCCCTTGTTGGGCAGCAGGATCTCGGCGCAGGGATTGACGCCCGAAATCCACGGGGCGCGACGCTTGCCTTCCACCATGTTGATGAAGCCAGGCTCAGAACCGCCCGCTTCCTGCATTAGATCGAACAGGCTGGTGATGTCCGCATGCGTAGGATGCGACTTGAACATCACCGAGTTGTTGGACTGCTGGCGATGGAAGTTGTTATGGACCCAGAAGTCCTTCTTCGCCTTGGCGAACTCGATCCACTCCGGATCGCCAAACGGAACTAGCGCAATCTCCGCAGACCGGCGACTAGAGAGCGTCGTTCCGAGATGGTTAAGGACATCAAGAATGTCAATTCGGGACAGTAGCGTGCCAGCCCGCCCATTGAGTAGGGCGACAATTCTCTCCATCGCAGGCGCAAACGTCTCGTCACCGCTAGAAATCCAACCATATCCTTGCAGACGTTGCCCAGCGGGACGAACCTGCGTAAAGTCGAGGACCAGTACATCGGCCTTCCGCTTACCAGCCAGAACCTTGCCGACGAACTTCGCCCAGGCTTCCGCCGAATCTCCAACCGTAAGATGCCACACGGTCTTACCATCTCGTTGGTAGAACGCTTCCTGATTGGTTTCGCGACCCTTCTTCTCTTCAAGAAGGTGCCTTTGGCTCCGAACAACCTCAATCTCCATCTTCTGCGTGAAGCCGTTCAGCGTACCGACGACCGGCTCGAAGCCGACGCCACAACCCTGCAACAGCAGCCAGAACGCATCGACGACGTCGTGGACCGTCTCGACCTTGGTGAACGCGCAGTTGAACATAGAAGCTTCACGACGCTTCGCTACAGCCGTGCCGCCCAGCCACAGGGTGCGACCGGAGACGGAGCCTTCCCGCTTCAGCAGGACTTCACGCAGTTCTTCCAGTTCCTCTTCCTGCATGCTGGAAAGGGGCTTGTCGCCCAGAGCCCGCTGCCACAGCCAACGCTGATGGCCGATCACGCGCCCAACAATGTCGTCCCACGACTCGAAGCCATCCCCAGTCGGACGGGCATAAGTCCTCCTAATTATCGTAGATGCGCGAGCAGACGGAACAGGCACACTGGGAAAGTTATTCATTTGGATTTCTCTCCATGTAATGGTGAATGCGATGGCAGTTTGCACACAGCAGAATAGTCTTGACAAGTTCAGATTTGATATTTTCCCAAGAATTGCCAGTAGCTATCCCTCGCCCCTTTGTAGTTTTAGTGGCAGGATCAACATGATGAAAGTCCATTGCTGCGTGGTGAAAGCTTTGTTGACACGAACTGCACTTGCCTCCCAACTCAGCAATTGCCCTCAAACGAGCTTCTAGACAATGCTTGCGCTGACGAAGCCTTCGTTTCTCTTTTGAAGTTTCTTTAGCTTCACACCGCTGTTTAGCTTCCTTAGCGCGCTCAGGATGGCGTTCTCTATATCGCTTCTGAGCTTCCCTGAGAAGCCGCTTGTGTCTATCCACAGCAGTTTCTTTTTGCTCATCGTCAACTGACATGAACAGGGCAGTCCTTATTAGTGGTGAACTGCTACTATACCAAACCCGGCGCTAGAAATCTAGGCGGCGCCGGTCGCCCACTGCCTACTCCAAGAAATACTGAGCGGCAGCTTCTAACTCCTTGTGCCGCTTCGAATCTTCAGGATGCTCGTCGGCCAAAAGCCTCAACACATAGGTAACTCCCGAGGAAGCGAAGCCCCTCTTAAACAGGCCCGTGACCAGTTCGTCAATGTCCCTTGGCATGTGTCAGCGCCTCCCATGAATACGGAAACAATTCTGTCATTGTGGCCCCGAGCTTCTCCACGATTTCGCGCGTCTCCCGCTGGGCATCAGGCTTGACGCGCAGACCCCATACACGAGCCCAGCCCAGCAAGCTACCCGTCCAGTGCCACTCCGTGTACATATTCTGCGGCAGCACCATGCGGGCCTGTTCAGCGCAGCAGCCCTCTGCTACCATGCGCTTATAGTCCCACACCAGCGACCGGGCAGCAATGTCGACTCGTTCAGCTACGCCGTACTTGTCGTTCCAAGACTCGTCCGTGCTGCCCTGCTTGATGTCGTCGGAGCCCTTGCGCCACTGAGGGGGCCAGTATAGTTCAGGGGCGTCCTTGACGTAGCGGCGGCTGATCTCTGACCACACGAAGCCCACCTGGTGCTTGGCAAGCTGGCGGGCCACGAAGATCGGCGCCTTGAAGTGGAAGCTAACGTGGGGATGGGCGAACGGCAGTTCGTGCTTGTGACGAGCGAGATAGCGCAGCAGGCGACCGTCCTTATCGGGCCGGAACTCCCGCACCTGCTTGCCGAACGAGACGCGGGCTGCATTGACGACCATCCTGTCGTCGCCCATATGGTCTAGGTAGGTTACTTCCACTGCCTTCTCCTTTTAGAGTGGGGAGTCAAAATAGGGGGCAGGGCGCCGGTAGTCAAGGGCGCTACGCGAGGGACCCGCTGGGAGAAGAGGGCGTGGCAAAAATACCACAGTTGTATTCCAGCTAGACTTATCGTAATGTGTAGTCTACCTTCCAGAAGAACACCCGAAATCCTGTAGCGTAGATTTAGCGGTGAGGAAGGTGAACGGCGAAAATGTATTCTCACTTCCGGCGCCAGCTAAGTCATTGATATCATTGAAGAAGTGAGAAAGGTGAGCGAGTGAGCGCCTCGCGGGAAACTTTTCTTATATATTCTTCTTTCTTCCTTATAAAAGGTAGGTGCTCACCACGCTCACCACCCTCACCTTTGGGCTTACGCCCTTGATATATAACGCTTTTCTAGGTGAGTTTCCTGGTGAGAATTGTTTTGAGACCCTCACCGGGCGGACTTCTGGCAGGTTAGAGCCTTCATAGCGCGTAGCGAATTGGTTGGCAAGGGGATAGGGATCGTTACGAAAGCGAAACTAAGTCTAAAAATACGCGCGAATCTGGTAGGGGTATTCTGACTGACGACACAGCCGGGCCAGATTTTCCAGCCCCCCTCGGGCCTACCCCCTACAGAATCCAGCATACCGTATACAATGGCCTGGCGTAACAAGCCGCTTGCGTTCCGTCCCGTAGCTGGCACGAACCGGCGCCCAACCGATCGGCTGCCAGAATGATGCCTCGGCGGAATGGTTTGCTGGCAGGACGGGCCGGGGGCATATTGTTCTTTCTTCCCAACGAGCCGGTTTCGTTCTGATCCGGTTGGCTAACGTGGCGCAGAGAGAATGAAACGCATGCGGAAAGCGGGTTGACATTTGCGAAACTCATAAATGCCAGGTCATTAATGAACATTTAGGTAACTAACCAGTTACTTACTCCAAGCCCCTTGACACCCCCTCGCCTCGCACCCTCGCGCGCGCGTTCCTTCCTTGTCGCGCAAAGCCTTCCATGCATCCCTCGCATAGCTGCTATGTCAAAAACCTGGTGCAACGCCCCCACAATTTCTGATCTAAGCATTTCCACCGGCGAGGCACTCCCGCCCCGCCCTAGCATAAGGCTCCAGCCTATGTCCTACATCTCGCCAAACGTCCTATGTGTGGATGTATCCAGCAATGCCAAGCTTGGCCCGATCCCTGCCACTTACTCGGCCAGCGCCACATGCCCAGACGCATGTCCCCTGAAGGCTTCAGGCTGCTACGCTGAAGCGGGCTTCCATACCCGCCAAGCGTGGCGCCGCGCCGACGGTCACGGGTCGCAAACTAACGTACGCTCGTGGTCCGATTTCCTCGCATGGGTCGACAAGCTTGGCCGCGGCCGTCGCTGGCGTCACAATACAGGCGGAGACCTACCCGGCGCCCGCGACCGGCTAGACGCCCTCGCATGCATTGACTTCGCCCGCGCCGCATCCGGCACCGACCCAATCATCTTCATACATTACCCTATCCTGCCTGAGGATGTACGCGCCGCCGGGGCTGATCCTGAGGAAGTGACCGCACACAACCGCCAAACGCTCCGCGTGATGGCCCGCTATGGGATTGCCGTGAATATCTCCGCGAACAGCCCCGAGCATGCATCCCGCATCCGCGCCGCATGGCCCGAATTTCCCGTTGTCACGGTCGCCGACCTACCCGAGGGTGAACGCCATACCCTTACCCTTGCCAATGGCGAACGTGCCATCACATGCCCCGCGACCGTGAAAGATAGCACGGTCACATGTGCGGATTGCGGGTTGTGCGCTGCCTCCAAAGCATCGCGCCGCGCCGCCTCTATCATCTTCCCCGCACACGGCACGGGTGCCAAGAAAGCCCGCGTTATCGTGCGCCGCTCCGCCACCATCTCCTGACCCCTCCCCTCCCCCTCGGGGGAGGCTTCCCCTCAGCCCATAGGAAACCCTTATCATGACACCGCGCGCTCGCTATCTTTCCGCCTTGAAATATCATCTTGGAAACCTAATCCACGGCTACGGTCCCCCGCAATGCGGCCGCGTTCCCCTATCTATCGTTCGGCTTTACTACCGCATCGCCAAGGATCGCGCGGCGACCCGTTATCCAGATGGCGCCATCTGAAACCCTCGCTCATAGGAACCACGCCCATGCAAACCCGCGATATCTTCGTATTCGAATTGTCAACCATGCTTAACATCGTGGCAGGCTTGACCGAACGCGGCCACGGCTTCGAGGTGACGACAACGGACAACCTTATGTGGCGTATCCGATTGACCGGAACCTTCTAGCCTTCCGGCTTTCCCGTGGTGCCTACTTGCCACGGGATCGCCCGAATGCTAGGCATTCGCTCGCAACCCTTTGCATAGGAGAGACCTATGTCCATGTCAGCTACCGCGCAAGCTGCGCTTGCCGCCGCTCTTTCCACCCGCGGCCCCAACAAGGGCAAGCTCTTGCGCTCTGCCCCTAAATCCAACACGCATGCCTGTGCTGCGTGGCAGGGGGCCATGCTCTCCGTGAACCCCTTCAAGGCCAGCATCTTCGCGCTGATCATGATGGACGATATCCAGCGCGCTATCTTCGCCGAGGTGCAAGCGCATTTCGATGCTATGTCCAAGGCGGAACGCATTAAATTCGATGCTGACCGCGCCAGCCTCGAAGCCTGTGGCGCGTGGTAACGCGAGCCCCATCCAACATATTCAACCGGAGGTAGTGACCGTGGATGACAATCACGACAAGCATGACGCGGCCTATGAGGCTATGTGCGAGGCGCTGCATGCGGCAGAGGACGTGATGGGCCTGATGGATCGCCATTGGGGTGACAGCGGAACCGACTGCGACATGATCGCGTCATGGCACGATACCCTCGAAGCCGTGGCCCGCGAGATCAAGCGGGAGATTGGCGAGCCGCGCATGCGACTGCCAGGCGGGGGTCTTGTGCCTCGCCCCAAAACCGACTAGCCTGCAACCGCCAACAAGGAGACACGTCAATGCGTGTTCTAGTCGCCTGTGAATACAGCGGGACCGTGCGCGACGCCTTCATCGCACGTGGCCACGATGCCATGTCATGCGACCTGCTGCCGACCGAACGCCCCGGCCCTCACCATCAGGGCGATGTGTTCGACATCATCCGGGATGGCTGGGACCTGATGATTGCCCATCCGCCATGCACCCATCTTGCGGTGTCCGGCGCGCGCTGGTGGAAAGACAAGCTCGACGAGCAGGCCGAGGCGCTCTGGTTCGTCGCCCAATTGATGGGTGCGTCCATCCCCCGCATCGCCATTGAGAACCCCATCAGCAAGATCAGCACGGCTATCCGCAAGCCGGATCAGATCGTGCAGCCATGGCAGTATGGGCATGGGGAGACGAAGGCTACCTGCCTCTGGCTCAAGGGCTTGCCCAAGTTGGTGCCGACGAAGGTGGTCGATGGCCGGGAGGCGCGCATCCACATGATGTCGCCCGGCCCGGATCGGTGGAAGGAGCGGAGCCGCACCTATCAGGGGATCGCGGACGCAATGGCCTCGCAATGGGGCTGAAAGGGAAGCATGTGTCATGAAGGCGCACCCGTGGGCAAATGAATACTTTCCTAAGCGGCTGCCGCTACACTTGTATGTGGCGAAGCTGCGGACGGAAGCCCGGCTGGACAGGCTAGAGATCGAGGGGATGTGGACCATGTGGTCGCACGCAGAGGAAGGGAAGGCGCGTGACATCCTTCGTCGCATCAAGATCCTGCAAGTGAAGGCTGCCGAGAAGGAAGGGCAGGCCGACAAGTGGGAGCGTGAGCTTGTGAGAAGGGCCGAGGCTGTCGCAGGCGAACGCTCACCGCAAAAGCCCAATGATATCAATGACTTAGGTCCGACGGTGAGGAAGTGAGCGATGCATCCAACCTTTTTCTATATATTCTTTTTCTTTGTAGGAAAGATGGTCGCTCACCATTC